AACCGCAAAATAGGTCTTTTCTGCGCGGCGAGAGTCGGTGCTGTACCCGAAATCACCACAAAAATCTTCAAACGTGCCGGGGTCGTGTTTAGTTAGGCAAGCTAATACACAATAAGCGTCCGGTTCGGCAAAATTCTTGTTTTTATCCCATTCGCCCGCGCCAAACGGCTTTTTATGGCATATTCCGCGCTCATAATTGCCATATCGCCAAAATTTGCCAGAACGGTTTATGCTCTGTGAAAATTCAGAGATAAATTTACGTTCGCCGCGTGTTAGCATGATTTGGTAGATGTCTGTCGGATATTTGGCATCGTCGAAATACTTAGCTGTCCGTGCATACTTTACCGCAAATTCTGTGTGTGTAAGAGCTAAAAAGTCATTAGCTTGTTTTTGATGATCCATTGTACAATCTCCAATCTGTAAGTTTTTGTAATTTCACCAAAAGTTTCGATTCATCATCATACTATACCATATAGTCATATCAATGTCAAGCTAATTCTCAAAATTATCTGTACCCTGCCTTTTTGCGTATCTTGATCCCATACGCTATGCAGAGACTGCGTATTTGCCGCCGACCCATTATCATATCCTCGAACCGAGCGGCGAAATGATTTTTGCACCCACCCGGTACGCCCGAACGGGACAGGGGACCTTTTTAGGAGCTCGTTTTTAGAGAGCGGATAATCGGTTTGCGCTCCAGCGTAAACCAGATTCCCCCGTCCGATCCGATGAGTTCCCAGCAATCATTGTTGACATACCGGACACGGATACCGCTCGTTCCGTCCTTCGCCGCAGCGAGTGCAACAGATTTCCGAGCATAGACCCACAGCCTGTCCTGTCGCCCGTATTCTTGTAGTACATATACATACTTCATAATTCAAATCTCCAAAAATTATCGGTTGTCATTGCCCATTAAAGGCCCGCGCGTTCCAAAGTCTTTCGCCTCAATTCCCTTGCATCAATCATTGCTAAGGCGCGATACCGGTGATAAATTCCGGTTGTCAAAGACCACGTCAACGCATTTTTTTCATACACGATGATGTGTCCCTCGAATACATCGGGCGCGTTATTTCGGAAGCACCTATCTATTCTGCATTCTATTCTCATTTTCTTAGCTCCAAAAAGGTTATCAATTTCAAAAATTACTCCATTTGCCTATATCGAGTAAGAAATTCATCATATTCTATCATAATGGTCCCGATATGTTTATGCTCCAATTCTACGTAGGCAACACCACAACCGCCCCCTTGCAGCCGTGTTTCGCATAGACTAAGGCAGATTCATTTAATCCGCCGAATTGGTTTATCAGTACCCATCCGGCGTTTTCCAACCGCGCCTTTTCACGTTCGGCGCGGGCGATATTCTTTGTGCTATTCCAGAATACCCGCACTGTCTTTGTGTGTCTCAAGTCGAGCATGTTACTTACTCCTAAAAAAGTTATTGTCAATTACCCAAACTATAACACATAGTAATCCGGTTGTCAAGTACATTTTCAAAAATATTTTCAGCCCGATAATGTCGACAGTAACGTTTTTGTAACATGCTTTTGCCGCCATAATTCCCGACATGAAACAGCAAAAAAGGCAATTGAGTCAAACCGCCCCTGTTTTCAGGCCAAAAACGCATGTTTAAGACAGGTTAAGTCACCCCATTTTTGATATAAGTCTTGTATTTGCAAGGATTTAGAACAAGATAAAACCTATTGACATCTGTCTTACCTCTATAAACTATTGCAGGAAGGGTAAAGAAATGAAAAAGTGAGGGGGAAGGAGTAAAGAGCAGAAGGGTATAATAAGCACATCCCCTCATGTATAAAGAGTTTATAAATTGACAAGACAGCCTCTATTTTTGACTTAAACCCTTGTCGCTGCTATAGTTAAGTGGCTTAATTGTTTTAAGTCAACCCCCCTGTTTTGGGCCTAAACCCTTGTCGCATGGGGACTTATGTTGAGACAGATGTGGAGTCTTCTTTTCCACATTTATTTCTAACTGCCTGTTATTGCTGCACTTATGCTTTGTGGGGTCAATTGGTCTTTATTATAAACCGCGTTTTCAGTGTAAAAACAAAGAAACGACATTTTTGTAACTTTCTTTGCGAAAGTGACATTTTTGTCATTATCTGGCGGTCGAATCAACCCTCTCTCGCCTTTCGCCTCTCGCCTGTGCCCATGCTCTGTGGCTTTACCGCCGATAGGCCCCAGCCCGTCCAGGATCGACGATCTCCCCTCAATGGCCGCTATATAGGGTATTTGGCCTATCGTCGATCCTAAGCGATCCTCGTGCGGCGCGTGGCAAAGTTACATTTTTGTCGTTTTCGGGGTTTGGTCTGTCGATCGTTGCGTATGCGTATGCCCACGCTTTGGCCATGCCCGTGTGTGTGTGTGTGTGTGTGTGTGTGTGTGTGTGCCTTGCTATGCCCCACGCTTTGGCCATGCCCCCGGTAGTACCTTTGGCTTTTATGGGACCCAAAGCGGGGGATGCTTTATCGGTCCCCCCTGCCGTCTACAAAAAATACATAATACAGAAATTACTAATGTTACTGATGTTACAAAGTAAGATGTATAACGATCAGTGATACAGATGTGGTGGATGTGACAGAAAATATATGGCAAATTTGCAATTTTATCGGGACCATGATGTTTCGATTCGATGTGGATTTCGGCTATTATTGGAGAGGTGTTGTTATGAACATGCAAAACGAAAACTCTAAAAGCCAAAACCAAAGACAGAACCGCCGGATTGTGGCAGCCACTTGGCCCCGCGACAGTTTCAAAAAGGCTGTACTTTCCAAGATCGACTGTGCCCTGAGATTTCGCCGGGAACACCCGGATTTGGTCATTCGCAAAATACTTGGTCTGCGGCAAGACCAGCAGGCCGATACAGTAACGATACGGGCTGAGGTCGAAGACCGGGAGTAGTGATAATGGATGAAGAAATCAAACAAAAAATTGAGGAACTGGATATTACGCCCGATGACCTCGGCTGCGAACAAGCGCGGTTGTCAGGGCAGATACCTGAATTAGACGAAGCCGACGCCGCAACCAAGCTGATTCTGCCAGAGCAAAAGAGTTCGCCGATTCTCAACAGTTTTCAGATCCCACCGGGCACACCCGACTTACTGGCGATGGCGTTCAGGACAATTCCACAAGAAAAAATAAACAGATACAAAGCACTATATGACGGCTTTGTTAATCAAGATATGCCGTTTATTGAATTTGCTGTCGAGTTGGCCGTAGCAACGAATCCCGATTTAATGAAACGGGACATGGGGCGGATACGCGACATCATGTATAACCGGTTAGTACCGCTTAGATAGCTGTTTATCAGGGAGCGTTCCTGCGGGACCACCTGATTGCATATAGCCGGGGTCACGCGATCCCGGCACTACCAATATCGAGGACACCATGCAGAAGATGGTTTTAGTTGAGCGGCTCGACACTACAAATGGGGCCAGTTGGTATGACCTCAGTGATATTGCCGATGAACAGCCTACTCTGATTAAAACCGTGGGGTTTCTCGTTCAAAAAGATAAAAAGAAGGTCGTATTGACTGCGTCACTTTCAGAGGGTGAGGGGTTGGGTTATGTTGCCATCCCTGCTCCGTGGGTCAAACGAATTAAGAGGGTTAGGGTTGGCTAAGCCGAAAACCAAGATCAAGACACTCACAAAGCGTAAAGAGGAAGTCTGGGTCAAATTTTCCAAGTATATACGCACGCGGGATTGCCTGCTTGCTACCGGGAAGCCGAATCATGGCCGATGTTGTACGTGTGGAAAAGCTTACCCGATTACTCGGCTTCAAGCTGGTCACTTCATTCCCGGCAGGCACGATGCAGTATTATTTGATCTTGATGGGGTACATAGTCAATGCTATCGCTGCAATGTGAAACTTGGTGGTAACTGGCCCCGATACTACAGATACATGCAGACTGAGCATCCGAATGTTGATATCGACGCCATGATTGACAAGGCGTTTGATACAACACCATTTATTACGTTTGAATATCTGGATAAACTTGAAGAGAATTTAGATACAGCAATTCTTGAATTGGAGAATAATCCATGCAGCAGGTAATTTTGTCAGACAATGCCGGAAGGCAGGTCCCTCCCGTTGAATCAGTTGACCCGATTGCAGCATCCGGCCAGACGCTAACCAACGCGGCCAAAGACACCGATACCACGGCGACAGTCGTGGCGTCGGCGAAATACGCAATCACAGCGCAAACTGTGGGTGGGTTCTATTTCGGTGTGGCAACTATAGCGACTGCCGCAAACATCCTATGGGCGTGTCCGCTGGGAAAGACCATCATTATCACAATTCCGGCTGGCGTAACCACGCTGCACTACGCTGCCGACACAAACGATGCGATTGGCTATCTGCGGAGGCTAACAGCAATATAATGAAACGGTACTTTTTTATCGGTTTTCTATTGTTGTCTCTGAGTATCGGGTTATCTCTTGCCACATTTCCCGACGACATGCCGTCGCAGTCGTTGGTACAGGCCATCGAAAATTACGTGCCGCGTATGCAAGAATTGACCGTGCGGGTTTTGATAAGCGAGAACGGGGCAGACTTCAGGCATATCGGTTCTGGTTTTATAGCTTCCGCTGATGGATACATTGTTACCGCAAGACATGTGGTTAGTGCCCCGGCGAAGTACCGCGTGGTGTTGGACTACGCCGATATTGACGCCGAGGTTGTCTTCATCAGCGCCTTGACCGATTGTGCCGTCCTTAAAGTTGATTTGTCCGGTCTTGCGTGCGCACAGTTAAGGGCCGATCCGATAGTCGGCGAGTCCGTTTTCGTAATTGGTTGCCCGATTGACCCGATGTTTGAAGATTACGTTACCAAAGGCATTGTGTCAAAAATTAACGTGTTTATTCCGCATCTTTCAATAACTGAGTTATTTATGATAGACGCGGCGGTTAATCCGGGAAACAGCGGTGGCCCGGTGTTCGATACCAAGGGCAATGTACTCGGCATTGCCATAGCGCGCGTCCCGTCAATGTCTGGTATGGGGTGTGTAGTTCCCTCGGCAGATATCGCATATGTCTTGGAGAAGGCTCGTGAAACTCTCAGCAAAGACAAAGGCACAGTTAATTAAAGACCTCTTAGCGCTTCACGAAATCCATCAGGAGTTGCTTTTTATGGTTAAGTATATGAGGTTTGACCTTGAGGCTTGTGCGAGAGAAAAGCGGGCATTAGAAAAAGAAGTTAAACGTTTGAAGGCACAGATATATTTTGGCAAAGAAGAAAAAGAGTAAGTCCAATCCGGTTGATTTATTGCTGGGTGACAAGATGAGAGCGGGTACGCTGCTTTCGTCTTTCCTTCGTAAAATCGCACAGGAAGCCACTGAGTTTGTGGCCGACCCCAATCAGGGTGATTATATGGCTACCAAGGCCGAGGCATTGGCCCGGCTCATGTGGAAGATGGCGCTGGGCTACAAAGAGGAAGATGTCAAGACCGGTAAAACCACTATAATACACCCAGATAAAGGGATGATCAGTTTAATTTGGGACCGCGTAGAGGGCAGAGCGGCGATATCAGGTGACTTGGGCGCGAGTAAGCGGACGGTCGCGGACAGGATTTCAGAGCAAAGTAAAGACAGGCTTAACAGCCTTACTCAGGGAAGTAATGCCAACACCAATTCTGACAACGATTAGACCGCAACTGCGTGAACCATTCCCGGATGTACCGCGTTTTTGGAAGTGTCCTAAAACGAATCTATTGATTCCCAAGCATGAAACTGAAAATCTTGAGTGGAGGGAAAAGCTACTTCGAGAAGCGGAAGGTGATACGATTTTTCAAGCCGATTTACTGGCTGCTTGTAAGGAATCATTGCTCTTTTGGATCAATGCTTTCGTAATGACCTATCATCAATTCGATGTGGACCCCGAATCCGGCGAGCGCATTGAATCACTTTCTGCTAATGTCCCGATGATAACGTGGGCAAGACAAGATACGCTCTTTGACAAGTTTGAAGAACACTTAAAGTTGGGCAAGGACATCCTGCTCGAAAAATGCCGCGATATGGGTGCTTCGTGGTGTACCGTGGCCTTTTTACACTGGCTTTGGCTGTTTTATCCGAAGGGGCCACAGCTTCTGGAACTGTCTCGAACTGAACCGTTCGTGGACCAGACCGGCAACATGAAGGCCCTATTCCAGAAGCATGACAAGATAAATGAGTGGCTGCCCGATTGGATGCGCCCCCCGGATTGTTTGCCGGGTGGTAAGAATCGCACCAAGATGCACTTGATGAATCAGTACACCGGGGCGTCTATTGATGGCGAGGCCACGACGGAACACGCGGCATCGGGTGACAGGCGGCTTGTGGCATTGCTCGATGAGTTCGCCAAGGTCAAACCGGGGATGGGGGCGAAGATGCGGTCAGCTACGCGCGACGTGGCCTATATGCGCATTATCAACTCGACGCCCGCTGGTGCTGGTACTGAATACAGCCGATGGAAGCGCGATGGCACGGTCACAGTTTTTACACTGGACTTTTGGGACCACCCGCAGAAGGGGGCAGGGCGGTATGTCAAACAGGATGACAATGGCAACTGGCAAATCCGTTCACCGTGGTTCGATTACGAAGAAGCAGTTCGGTCCCCAAGAGAAATAGCGCAGGAAGTTCTGCATAAGGACATTGAATCGGGCGATACAGTTTTTACACTGAGTAATTTTCAGAATCACCGGGCCATGTACGCCTGTGACCCGCTAACACGGTTTAACGTTGACCTAAAAAAGAACATCAGTAATGATGACGTACAAAATTACATCAAACGGCGAGACTGTAACGCAGCCCGCTGGTGCGTGGCAAAAGATGGTCCGCTGCGTATTTGGACGCACCTGTTTGGTGGCAGGCCGGATCAATCGAAGTCGTATCAATTTGGCATTGACATCAGCAAAGGTCAAGCCGCATCGAACTCGGTAATTTCGATTCGATGCCGTGAGACAGGTGAAAAGATAGCCGAATGGCGGGATGCAAATACACCGCCATATGAAATGGCTCGCATTGCAGTCGCTTTAGCTTTGTGGTGCGGCGGTGCATTACCTGCCCGATTGCCATTCTTGAAATGGGAAATGAATGGACCGGGTTGGGACTTTGGCCGAATCATGGTCACGCAATTCATATACCCATATTACTATCGGCACAAAACAATCGGAGTGGTTAGTGAGAAAGTCACTTCAAAATATGGGTGGCATAGCAGCCCGAACACGAAACTTCAATTATTGAACATGTACGACCGGGTAATGGCCCACGGTGGTTACATCAATCACAGTGAGTTCGCCCTTGAGGAAGCAGCATATTACATACACTTCCCCGATGGTTCGGTAGGCCCGGCTACATTAGTAGAAGAAAATTCATCGGCGAAGAAAACGCATGGCGATTGTGTCATGGCCGATGCACTGTCATTGGATGATGACGAGGCCCCGAAGATTCAACAGCAACTCACGGCAATCAAAGCGCCGTCCGGTTCATGGGGTTACAGATTCCAACAGTATAAGAACAAGCAACGACAGATACAGGTGTACAAACAAAGGTACGATTTCAGATGAATGAAAGCATAGAGCCAAGAAAAGTTCAATCGGTCGTTAAGGCTGGCTTTGAACGTATGAAGAAGTATCAACGCGCGCGGGCAATGTTCATCAAGGAAGCGGTAGGACAGTATTATGCGCAGGAGTATGGCCTGACAGGGGATTGCCCAGTCAACCTCATCTTCTCGGCGATTCGGGCCATGATCCCGGTTATTGTATCACAGAACCCCACTAACACGGTTGAGACAGATTTTCTTGAGTATAAGTCCTACGCTGAACTTTTGTCACTTGGACTGGATAAAGTTGAGCGGCGCTGCGGTATTAAAGAATTGATACGTGGCTGGGCAGTACAGGCTATGTTTGCTATGGGCATAATGAAGGTTGGCATCGCAGCCAGTGGCAACTTGATTCAGCTTGGCGATTCGCGCATTGACCCCGGCGACATCTACTTGGCTTTGACTAATTTCGATGACTTTGTAATCGACCCGATGTGCACGAATTTGTATGAATCATCTTTCATGGGACACAAGACGTGCGTGCCGCGACAATATCTTCTTGATACTAATGGCATCGACCACGATCTTGTCAGGGAACTTCCTTCTGCCGATGGCTCGAAATTCGACAATGAAACCGTAGCAAACCTGAGTCGCCAGCGTAGCGGGGTGTATGAAATGGAAGCCCTGCAAGATATGGTCGACGTTGTGGAGTTGTGGGTTCCCGAAGCCGACGCATTGGTTATGATTCCTGACCCTTATCAAGTGACATTTGACAAATACCTTGGCGTGTCCGAGTATTATGGCCCCGCGTCCGGGCCTTACGAATTTCTTAGTTTCACGCCACCAGTCGATGATAATCCATTTCCAGTTGCCCCAGTCAGTTTATATTTTGACTTGCACCGTGCGACAAATCGGGTGTTCAACAAGGAACTGGAAAAGGCAGAGAATCAACGTGACATGCTACTGTATAAGCCGAGCCACGCCGACATTGCCAATGACATTGTGGAGGGTCGAGATGGTGACTCAGCGGCGTGTGATGACCCTAATGCCGTGAAGGTAGTGTCGTTCGGTGGCGCACAGAATCGCAATGGCGCAGAAATGCTATCGCAATTACAACTTTGGTTTAATTACATGGCAGGCAATCCCGATCAAATAGCCGGTCAAAAGTCTGACGCCCGGTCCGCAACACAGGCGAACATTTTACAGTCCAATGCCATGATTTCGGTAGAAGACGCGAAGGATATATTATACGATTCAGTGGCACGACTGGGTGAGAAGATCGGGTGGTATCTGCATAATGACCCGCTCTTGAATATCGTGTTGGCAAAGCGCGAACCGGGACAAGAGGCAGAACAGATTACGCTTACACCAGAGCAACGGGTAGGGGGAATTGAGGATTTTACGTTTAAGATCAAGCCGAAGTCAATGGGTAAGTTGCCGCCACAAGAACGTGCGAAACGCATTACAGATTTTCTTATTAACATCACCCCTTCTATTGTCAATACGGCAGTGCTTATGGTGCAGTTGGGTCTCCCATTTAATGTACAGGCGGCTTTGACGATGGCAGCGGAGGAGCTTGAAATCGGCGAGTGGATGCAGGAAGTGTTTTACGACCCGATGTTCCAGCAGAAGATGATGCTACGACTGGCGATGGGTGGTGGACAGGCGGAAGGTGCTGGCGGGGGCCAGATGTCCGGTGAAGGAATTAAGCAACAGGGCGGGTTCCCCGGACAACGGCCAGTCAATACGCCACAGCAAGACACCAATCAATTTGCTCAGGACGGGGCCGCTGAACAGCAATCAATGAATCAAGGTCTGTACTAAAATTAAAGGGGGTACAGTGGCAAAAGAAGTGAAAAAAGACAGTAGAAATTGGGCCGCGAAACTCAAGGACAAAGTGGTTAAGCACTTCGCAGATAAGAAAAAGAACACAGCGGGTGCAAATGCGTACATGAAGAAAAAGACTGTTACTAAGGATTCGCTGACACAGGGACAGAATCGGGGCACGAAAAAAGTGGTCGACGATTTGAGAAGGTATGGTAGTCTGTCGGATGAAGACATTGCTAAGTTCATGGACAAACCGAAAGTTAAGGGAAAGAAGTAATGCCCGCTAAGACAGAAAAGCAGCGCCGGGCCATGCAATTTGCGTTGGCTGTCAAGCAAGGCAAAGCGCATCCAAAGCGAAAAGGCGGGCCGCTGCAAGGTCTTCTCAAAATGAGCGAGCAACAGTTAAAAGAGTTTACGCATCTTAGGGGGAAATAAGATGGCCCTTCACCGATTTATATGCGACAAGTGCGGAATGGTGGTAGAGGACAACAGTGCCAGCGTCCACACCTGTCCCCATTGCAAAGAGGACATGCGCTGGGATATCAAAGTAACAGCGTCGCGTGGTGATTACCGGCACGTATCCGAATCACTGGCGATCAATCCAAGTCAGGCCAAGGCACACACCAAGATGTTTCCCGGTGTGGCTGTTTTACCTGATGGTAAATTGGAGTTTACATCGGTCAAGTCACAGGAACAGTATTGTGATAAGACTGGTTTTCACAAGGTAACACAGAAAACGAAAACAAAAGGTGTTCGCATAGCATAGCTACCGGGTCGCGTGGCCCGCTAACCCTATTATATTTGCGAGGTAAGTAATGAGTAAACAGGAAGAAGCGGCAATGGAATTGAACGCTGACGAGGAAATGGCTGCGGAGAAATTGCAGTCAATGTTTGACGCACTTAACCTAACGGCAGATGAAGTCGAGTCTACCCCTGACGAGGATGAGGAATCGGAGTCCAAGGAAGAAGTCAAGGAAGATGAACAGGCAGACGAAACGGAATCTACCCCCGAAGAAGACGCGGAAAAAGGCGCGGAAGAAAGTGCAGCCAAGGACGATGAAAGTGATGAGGGAGCAAGTATTTCCGATGCTCTGACCAGAGCGGCGATTCATCAAGGGTGGTCGCAGGAAGAAATTGATGAGTTTGTTGAGGCGAGTCCAGAATTGGCGGAAAAGACGTTCGGCAAGATTTACGAAAGCACGAACAAAATTTCCGCTGAATTTGCAAAGCTGGGGCGCAAGGCTACACAGCCCGACGCCAAGGCTAATAAGTCTGTTGATGCAGGTGATAAGTCTGAGATCGACTTGGATGAACTCAAGGAACAATTCGGTGAGGACAGCGCCATTGTAAAAACGATGGAAGCTATTCTCAAACTGGTTCCTAAAGAACAACCCAAGAATGAACCGTTACAGCCTGACGATGGTTTGCGACAGACGGTCAACCAGTTCTTCATAGCAGATGCCATGAAGCCCTACACCGATTTCTATGGCGTGGGAAATGACCGGGATGCTCTGACGCTCAAGCAAGCACGTAATCGCCATGAGGTGTTGCAGATGGCCGATGATATTATCATGGGTGCACAGGCACAGGGTCGCGCAATGGATGTGGCCGAGGCTCTTGAGCGGGCGCACCTGTATATGACTGACGCCGTGCGGTCTGAGGTCATTCGGAAAGACATCACTTCCAAAATCACTAAGCGGAGCAAAGGCGTGTCTTTGAAACCGTCCTCGAAAAAGTCGGCCAAGCCTGTCGCAAAGACCGAAAAGGATGTCGAAGGTATCGTAGCACAAAAACTATCAAAACTATTTAAGGGGTAATAATTATGTCAGTGAAAAATGCCGACCTTGCCGATCTCATTTCGGTAACGTTGAATAACCTTCCCAAACAGGAATTTGAGGTCCAGTGGGACAATCAGGACTATGAGTTCTGCCGCATCTACCAGAAAGAAAGAATGGTCATTGACGGTGGGACGCAAATCGAGCGGAAGTTGATGTTGGATCATACTGGGAACGCCCGGTATCGCAGGGCTTATGATGTGGACCAGCCCACGGCAGGCGACACGATGCACACTATCAAAGTCGGTTGGACTCGACTGGGCGGTAACTATTCGTGGGACGACTTCGAGATTTTGCAGAATAAGAACTCGGCTCGCGGCTTCATCAGCCTCACCAAAATCAAGCGCACAGAGGGCCTGTGGGCTTTGGCTGAATTGATTGAGGAACGCGCATGGCAGACGCCGACCAATGCTTCTGACGATCTGTATCCCAACGGTGTGCCGTATTACTTCAATGTCAAGACGGCTGCTGGAGCGGTCAATGCCGGTTCTGGTTTTGTCGGCGCGACCATTGATTATCAGGATGCTTCTACCGGGACTACTTGCGCGGGCGTGGACGCCAGTGCTGAAACCAAGTGGCGCAATTACGCGGCTGTTTACACCGATGTAGACTATGCCATGATGAAGGCGTTCAGGACTGCTTTCATCTACACGCGGTTCAAGGCCCCTGTATTTATCAATGATCCAAGCAACGCACGCACGGCGCAGAAGCGCATTTACAGCGACTTCGATACCGTGGTAAAGTTACAGCAGTTTGTCGATCAGCGCGATGATAATCACAAGGGCAAGGACGCGATGGGCAACATCATGGTGGATGATGGTGGCACAGTTCGCATCAATCGCCTGCCTGTCATTGGCATCCCGCAGTTGAACGGTGCGGCCTACACACCAGTTTACTGCATTGACTTCGGGAAGTTCATTCCTTATATCCATGATGGGTATTGGATGAAGGAGTCCGAACCGATGACCAGTGTGGGCCAGCACACTACGTTCACAATCTTTCTGGATGGTGCGCACAACAACATGATTCTGAACCGGCGCACTGGCGGGTTTGTGTTGCACAAGGCTTCGTAAAGTGTAACGCGATTCGGGTAGTTCAGTAAAATTCAGAGCAAATTTTTTCAAGGAGCAAAAATATGAGCGGTGTTAGAAGCGTAATGGGGGCAGTCGCAAGCCCCGATCCTCTTATGGAGATCAAAGAAGTGTTTTGGCGTCCGTCCGATTCGACCGATGTCGTCAAGATCGGGCAGCCAGTGTGCTATAACAGTGACTTGGCTGCGGACTACAAAGAACGTGCAACCAATCCGATTACTGCCAATGCGGCCAGTAACAACAGCGGGACTACTTATGCAGAAGGCGCACAGACATACAATGCCCGGCTGTTTGTAGTGGAACGCCCCACTTCCGGTAATTTGCACCAGTTTGCGGGTACTGTGTTGGAACTTGGTTCAGAGTCCGGTGCTGACGGCGACAAGTTAAAGATTGCTGTGCCCAATGGCGCAGTAGTGGCGGTGTGGACCGATGCAAACTGCACACTCGATTCGACTATACTTGGACCGAGTTCGGGGAGTGACCATTATCAGGCTGTTACAGGCGACGGCGATCCGCTGCCTGCGGCTCTTGCAATGGAAACAGTAGACCGGTCTGGCACAAACGGTCTCGCGTGGGCGCGTGTATTCGGGCTGGAAAACCAGTTCAGCAAATACATGGCTCCGACTCGTGGCGTTGTGTCCGGATATGCCTATGGCCTGAACATCGACGGTACAAACATGTTGACTGGCACGGCAGCCAGCAAGAGTTATGTTGTGCAGATTTCGGGCGACAGGGAAACCGCCGTTGCAACTGGCGACAGTAATGATGCGTTGTTGAAAATCACGGGCAATAACTATGGTGCTTGCGACACCAATTTCATTTTCCGTGGGCTGAATGCTTCAATCAACAACAGGAGCGGTGGGGTTCTTGGTCGCATCGACCACAGTTTGGGCACTCAGGGCAAGAGTGGTGGTACAGTCGGTACGATTCTTGGTTTGACCATCACGGCTGAGAACTATGGTACAGTTGACGACTTGTTCGGTGGTCTGGACATTGTTCTCAAGAATGAAGCGGCTGTTGCGACTAAGGAATTTGGCATCAGGATTCGCAATGAGAACAACAGTATTGCAGGCCCCGTTAATGCTGTCATCGAAATCAGCGAAACGGGTGCGAATACTGGCTTTACCAATCTGCTTGTGATTGACGCTGCGGCTACGGT